GCGATTGTTGGTTCGCTGGATTGGAGACACGGGCGCAATACGATATAAGTTCCTGTACATCGTTACCGACATATAACTCTCCTTCTGGTGGTTGTGAATAACTAATTAGTCTTGCTGTAGTCAGCATTGTATTTACTTCCTTATTCTCTGCCACTTTCATCCTCTTTCTTTTTCAAACTGTAAGAACCGTTTGTCAGTTCTTCCCATATTAATGTATCACCTATATCCCAACCTACTTGATCTAACGAGCCAGGTGGAAATTCTATGAATAGTTCTTTTGTCTTACCGTTCTCTTGAACTTCGACCATCCAACTATTCTGTGACAGTTGTTTATATTTCATGTTATAACCTTTATAAAAAGTAAGCAGTTTATCTTCATACTTAGGAAGTATATCCTAGTTAAACCGTTTTGGTCTAGGACGATATGTACCACGATTTGCATTTTCAGCAAGTCGCTTACTTAGATCTTGATCACGCTTTACAAGTTCTGCGTTATCAAACTCTAGTGCCTTCACACGAGCATTACTCTCATCAAGTTTTGCACGATAGAAGTCTCGTTCCCTAATCAGCTCTTCCTGTGTCATCAGAAAGTCTCCTTAATCAGTCTGAGAAGTTGCGTTTTGCATTTCTGTTCATCATAGTTCAAAAATGCAGCGTATTTGACGATTAACCGTCTTTGGTCTGGCCATACTAGATCATCTTTTAATTCCTTATCCCATCGTTTCAAATAGTTCAGTAATCCTTGTAGGATTACCATCGTTTCCAAACTAATTCGTTTAGCGAGGAAGTTCTTTAATAATACAGGATGTTGCCCCCTTTGTAAAGAGAAAATTTCATCAAAATGTGATATTTGTGAAAATAATAATGACATATCTGTGATAAAGTTATACGTCAGAGATTGTTTGTTCTTAGACCATTCCAGATAATTTTCTTCTTTGAAATCACCCAACCACCCCTTTGGCGATTTGGCAAAGTTTGCAACAAAATAGTCTAATGTCTTATCATCGTACTTTCTTGCAACACGAGCAAAGAAATATCTATCCTTTCTTTTTAAGAATGACGCCTTTGATGCACGAGTTTTTCCACCATATTGTGTGTAGTCATATTCACTGGTAAAGTGTAATTTGAGACCAAGATACATTTGGTAGGCTTCCCACGCTTCCATTGGATTACTCCTTAAATTGGTAGGGTTGCTACTCTAGGCAAGAAGTTGAGTTCTCTTGCATCGGCTTCTAATTTTTCTTTGAGTGGTTTTGATATGAGTGGAGCAATCGCATCGGGCTCCATTTGATTTTTTGCACAATAATCTAATACTGCATCCATATATGTGGTTTGGCCAAGACCTTCTTTTACAATCTCTTCAATCTTGATTGCAAACTTTTTTGGTGTCATCACTGCTAGTTCTTCTAGATTCATTATATACTCCTGTTAAGTGATAGGGGGCAGGGCGCCCCACCCCCCATCGTTATAAAGCAGAGCAATCAAATAAATGATTGTTGCATGGTCTACGATGTATCCATCTACGACCTCTAAGTTGTGTTCCTACTAAGTTTTACTTGGGCGAACAGACCATTCCCAAACTGCATTAGTCTCTCTTAGTTATAAACTTGTAGAGTTCTTCTGCCTTTTCCATGACTGCGGCAGGTTTATACATCTGTGGTGTATACTTTTCGTACACCTCTTGTATATCCTTACCTTGGTCTTTGTACTGTTCTATCATTGACCAGAACTTGTTGTTCGCAACTTCGTGTTGCGTATCCATCATTTCTTTTGCCATTCTTAGAACATCGAACCGTAGTTCAAAAGGGTTTTTATTACTCATAACTTTTCTCCTTGTGTGTTGTGTTATGTTGTGTGATTGTGGGGGTAACAGTTCCCCCACACGGATGTATTAAGGCATCACCCTATTCGTGTTCACCACCGTTGCCTCTACCAAATCCACCAAAATATTCTGGTTTACGTTTAGCAGTTTCAAATGTACCAACAGTAATCACAATTGCACCAAGTAATAATGAATGGGCAATAAGGTTAGCACCTATAAATGCCCATGTACCTGTTGATATTGTAAATACAATCACCCACATCCACGCCAGTACTTGCATTATCATATGCCTTGTACCAGTGTGTGGAATAGCACTAAGTGGATTATACTCCGAATTCATAACAGCATTCCAACTGTCTACAATAAAACTTCTCACTGGATAAACTCCTTTTTCAAATGTTACCTTTAGGGGATAGTGTGCATCAACGACATCTTTGAAATCAATGGCGTCATATACATCACCAAAGTATTGAACTACTTTTCTTTCCCTAAAATAACCTGTCACTCTATACATACTAACTCCATAATTATCGTCTATACCACAGTAGTTTTAGAAGATTATTGCGTTTGTGTTCTAGTATCAATTTTCGATACACCCACAATTGCCAAAGTTCCATATCACTCTCCTTTTTACAGTTGAGTGCGTTCCTTCTGCATTATAGCATACTTCCGTCCTCTACCGAGGATGAACGTGGTAGGTTATTCTGTTACGAGGAAACCTACCGAAACCCTAAGCAACCTAGGCTGCTAATGCAAAGTCATTATCGTTTGCGTTTACTTCATTGGTCTATCAGGCGACCACACCACAGTTCTACTCTTTCCTATTACCATCAGTCGATCCTATTTCGCCCCCATCATAATTACTCGATTTACCAACACCAGATAGATATCTTACTGTCGTTTTTTCTTGTATATTAAACAGTTTTATAAAAAACTCTGTTAGTCTATCAAACATATTGTCCCCAAGTAATTATGGTGGAGGCGGGCGGTACTGCCCCGCCGTCCTGTCTAGTTTTCAGATTGTATCAACAAACTGTATTATATTTATACCATAGTAGTCTTTGAATGTCAAGTCTTTTTTCTAGATAAAAGTGCATGAAGTTCATCTGTTGAAACATTAGCATCCCATCCATCACCAATATTAATGACACAAGTTTCTTCTTGGTTAGTCTCAATCCACAGCCATCTACCATCATCAGAGTTTAGATAGAATACTACTGGCATTGGTTGTTTTCGTCCATCGGCTCTACGAATAGTAGATACTCCAGTAAATAGTGGACTTAGATTGTTTGGTTCAATGTATGCCGTATATACTTCATCATACGAACCACATTGTACTGGTTTTTGTACTAGTTGCGGCTCTGCAAATACTACTGTACTAAACAGGCACCCCAACAATATCTGGCTTATCAGCATTTTCTTCATTTTCTTTTTCCCATTGTTCTGTGAACATATCAATGGTTTCGATTAGATGTGGCAGATATTCATGCTTCTCTTTAACGAACTCTTGAACTAGTCCATCCTCTGTAACGACTAGAATGACAATCTGATTAATCTCAATTCCAGTCCTTTCTTCAAACATCTCTGCATAAGCAGATGCTTGCATATAATACTCAAAATTATAATCGTCTTTACGTTCTGAACGAGATGTCTTGAAATCAATAATGGATGGTATACCATTCCATTCTGCAATACAGTCTACTCTTCCAGCAACACGATACTTCTCACTCCACAATCCACATTCTTGAGCATATATATTATTTATAGATTTCTCTAAGGTTGGTTTTAGTTGTGAGAACAAACACCAAGGTAAGAACTTCTGGTCTTCTTTGATAACATCTTTGTTATTAAGGAAGTCTTCACACATATGGTGAACAGCAGTTCCACGACCAGCAGCAGTTCGCATGATATGATTAGCAACATCGTTACCAACTCTTTCACGCCACTTTGCAAGTCCTTGTTGTTTCTCTTTACGAACACCCAATACGGTTGTAATGGATGGATAGAAACCAGTCGGCGTATCATAGAAACGCTTACGGTTAATGTTTTTAGTAGATACCTCTGGGATATCAATTGGGTTATGTACAAATGTCATAATATACTCACTTTTGATTGTTAATAATATAATACAGTAAAATCAGTCTAATGTCAAGACTTTTTGAAATTACCTCTTCGCCACACATCTGCGGCAGGAACACGAATCATTCTTTTATTCGTTTCGTTCTTGTTGGGGTTTTCAATTGTCAACACAACATTCTTACCCCTCATAAATGCGGCGAGTTGGTTAATACCTCTCATACCACTTTTCATATAGTCTCTGCGAGTTGCTTTTACAACATCTCTTGCAAGACTTCTTCTCTCACCCTTTGAGGTTTGAGATGTTCTTTGACTTTTCTTACCCATTATCTTCTACCTTTATTTTACTGATAAGGTATTCTTTAACCATACCAGAGCGAACAATGTCACCTAGTGTAAATTCAATATTAGAGAAAGACTTCATACCCTTTAGGATTTTCATAAAGTGTTTGATACCTTCTTTATCAATATGTTTCTGCAAATCACTCTGAAAGAAATCACCACAGAACATAATCTTTGAATCCATACCCACACGAGTAATGATTGTATCCAACTCATGGAATGTCAAATTCTGTGCCTCATCCACAATGATGATTGCATTGTCTAATGTAATACCTCTAAGGAATGAGGTAGTAAGAAACATCAGAGAATTTTGATTCTTTAGTCTGTCATACAACATAGCAAACGCTTGTTCGTTAGGTTGTTCAAACATGAACTTCACCATATTCTGATAAGGTACTTGGAACAACGCTGTCTTGTCTTCCTCATCGCCCGGCAAGAAACCAATCTCACGAGTAGGAACTGCACTACGAACAATATATACTGTATCATACTTAGTTTCATTTCTTAATGCCTCTTGTAATGCCATATATAAAGTAATAAAGGTTTTACCTGTTCCTGCCGCTCCATATAAGAAGAGGTTCTTTCCTGCCTTATAATCTTGGAATGCAATCTTTTGATTGTCAGTTACAGGACTAACTGTTACCATATTATCAATACGGATATCTTTCGCTTTTGCCATACTATTTCCCCTTATTCTGTTTCGCCAAGTGTTTCTGAACTACTTGTCGTGTCTTAATTTCTTTTATGGATGGTTTACCATATCGTTCTGCCATCGGTGTGCCTGGATTACCTTCTGCTGCTTTGGACAACACTTCATTCCAACCAGCATCATTCTTAATCCTATCTCCAGTTCCATGTCCAGATATAGCAAATGTACTTGGAAGTTGGGTTATCTTATTGGGATGACTTTCCATCCACTCATATTTCGCATCGTTA